CTCTCGGGGCTGCGGTCGCTGAGTCCGGGCACCTGCTGCTTGCGAACGCTGACAAGATCTACACGGGGCCAGGGTCAGCCACGGTGGCCGCTGTCGCTGGTTCGATCGCTCTCGTTTGGCGACTGAGCGTCGTATCTCGCAGGGTGTTGAACGAGGGTGATGACGATGCGGCTCAGTAACATCTTCGACTTCATTTCCGACCACTCTGTCGACGACCCGGTCGAGACAGCCAGTGCGGTCGTGATGGGCTTCGTGCCTCTCCTGTACGCGGTCGTCACGTCGCCACCATCGGACCTGTTGGGCAAGTTCATTGCGATCATTCCGGCTCTCGGCGGCGTTTGGGTGGCTCACCGGTCGATGGAACGCACCCACGAATATCGCATGGCCAAGCTCGCTCACCCCCTGCCGCCGGGCGAATTCCGGCGGATTCCGTCGGATTTCCCGTTCGACTCGGCGAAGGCGGCGAAGCCTGACGAACCTACAGTGGATTTGAAGTGAACCAGACAAGGAACGAAAACATGAACGAACGAATGCTGAAGTGGTTTGAGTACTCCCATCTTCCAGAGCGTCTCCAGGCGATATCGAAGCCATTCGGCGATCTCGCTGGGCAAATCTGCCAGACAGTCGATCCAGGCCCGGAACGAACTGTTGCTCTGCGAAAGCTGCTCGAAGCCAAGGATGCGGCCGTGCGAGCGGCTCTAAATCCAGGCGGATGACGTTTTTCGCCATCGCATCAGCGGTCGTGTTCCTAGTCATCCTCTGGTGCATGGCAATGATCTTCAACGAGAAACTGTGATCATGCTCGAACGACTCAATCCAAAGCGAATGGGATTCGCGGTCCTATGGCCGCTCCTGTTCAGGCTCGCCATCGAAGTGGTCAAGCTGTTCCTGCCCAAACTGATCGACCGCATCAAGTCCGATCAGGCTGCGGGCCGCGAAACCGTCATTACCGATGACGACATCAGGACGTTCATGAATCAGAACGAGCCGAAAATCAAGGCCGCTTACTACAAGGGCGAATGACCATGGCTGAAGAGATACCCGAAGAAATCCGCCCCGAATTCGAGCAGTTCAAGGCCGAAGTTCAGGCCATCGTGGACGAAAACAAGCGTCTCAAGGAAGAGGCTCCGAAAGTGGCCAAGGACGCCACGATCAGCGGCGTGAGGTCCGTCATCGATGCCTTTCGCAACATCATCTCCAATGCTTAAAGAGCTGTCGAAAATGGGCGCGGCGTGGACGATCGGGGCCGTCTCCGGCAGGGCGTTTCTCGCCGCTGTCGCGTTGCTCGCCCCGTCGGAATCGCAGGCTCAACAGCCGATCCCATCGGTTCCGATTCCCCCGGCGAACGAACGCACGATCGTCTTCATCGATCGAGGCCGCCTCTATCAGGTCGGGCTCGATACGGGCCGTGTCGCGTGGTTCGAGGGCACGCTGCCAGGGCCACCGGTGCCGCCGAATCCACCGGTCCCGCCCGACCCTGAATACGTTCCGGATCTGACCGGCTTTCCGATGCAGGTCTACGCTGAGTTCACAGCCGCTGTGCCGTCCGGCCGCAAGGCGATCGCCGACGACCTGCTGTTCTGCATCTCCGTGACCACGGCCAAGGCTGGCGGGCTGAGCCTGAGTGCCCAGGAGATCGTCAACGAGTTGTCCGCAGTAATCAAGCTCAAGGGGCTCGATACCAAGCTCAAGGGCTTCAAGCTCGGGACGCTCATCGCGTCGCAAGGAGCGAGCCGTGAGGCTGTGCTCAAGGCTCTCGTGGATGTCGAGTCGGCCATGAGGGCGGTGAGATGATCTACACTGGCGACTGCCTTGAGCTGATCAAATCCATAGACTTGTCGAGCGTTGACGCGATCGTCGCCGATCCGCCGTACGGAATGAAATGCGACACCGACGGCACAAGATTTAGTGGTGGGTCAGGACGAGCTGAACGCGGGAAGAGATGGAGCCCAATCATTGGCGACGACAAGCCGTTCGACCCGACTCCGTGGCTGCAGTTCCCGAAAGTCGTCCTGTTCGGATTCAATCACTTCGCCAGCAAGTTGCCGATCGGAACGACTCTCGTATGGACTAAACGGAGGCCAGAGCATTACGGAACCTTCCTGTCCGACGCCGAACTCGCGTGGATGAAAGGCGGGCATGGTGTCTACTGCCATTTCGCCGGAAACTCCAACGGCAAAGGCCGCTGTCATCCAACGCAAAAGCCGGTAAGCGTCATGGAATTCGCCATCGGGAAGCTGAAGCTCAAGCCTGGATCGACGATCCTCGACCCGTACTGTGGGAGCGGCACGACTGGGGTTGCTGCTGTCCGCATGGGATTCAATTTCGTCGGAATCGAAATCGATCCAGATTTCGCTGAAACTGCAAGGCCTAGGGTCGCCGCGGCCCAACCTGCAGGAGCCGTTCGATGATCGACTTCGAGCCGCTCAACTTCGGTTTCGGTTGGCGAAAAGACATCGCCGCCGAAGCTGTGCCGGCCGCCGTCGAGAAGTACGGCGTCCGTACAGCTTCGATCGTCCCGAAGACCAAGCCGCGCGACAAGGTCGACCTGACGAAGTATCACGAAGCGGTTTGGGGTAAGAAATGGTATTCGCACCAAGGCTCGTGCGGCTCGTGCGTGGCTGTCGGTCTTGCGGGTGGACTGAATACATTCGTCGCCAAGGATGCAATACGCAGCGGAACCGCCGGGGCAACGATGATCGACCCCATGACGATCTATTGGGGCTCTCGCGTCGAGATAGGAAAAAACCGGATCAATGGTGATGGCTCGGTGGGTGCATGGGCAGCGGAGTACGTCAAACAGTACGGAATACTTCCGCAAAAGCGATTCGGCGAGGCCGATCTGTCCAAATATGACCCAGACGTTTGCTGTGGAGAACGGTCGTACAAAGGCGTTCCCGACAGCCTTGAACCAGAGGCACGCAAGTTTCCGGTCAAGGATTACGTTCAATGCCGCAACTTCGACGACATGGTCACCCTCCTCGACAAAGACAAGCCCGTCACGGTCGCGTCTGACGTCGGGTACGACCAGCAGCTCGACAGAAACGGTTTCACGCGAATCGGACCCAAGCCGTGGCTGCATCAGATGTGGATCGGCGGATACGAGCTTGGCTCGCGGCCATGCGGATACGTCGTGAATAGCTGGGGCCTGTTTTATCTCGCCCACCCGGGCGGGATGCCTGACGGATGGTGCCTCGCGATGGCCAAGGTGGACGCCGACATTCTCGATAGGCAGTTTCGCCAGGGCGACTCGTACGGATACAGCGAAACCAAGACATGGGCTCGGCTCGAAGTGAATTTCGATCCGCTGAACTTCTAACGCAAAGAAAGAGGTGACATGCAACTCGAATCGCGGTTAATATAACGGTGTCCATGTTGGTTACTTGGTTGGTTCAAGTTGGTTTGTGTCGATGACTTCGGGCAGTCTCGACGCCTTAGTTCGTTGTGCCCGGCAGGAAAGTTGAAATGACTCCCGAGCAGATCAATGCCGAGCTGGACGCTCTGCGGACTGAGGCAACCGGACTTCTGACGCTCAAGTCTCGCACGCCAGAGCAAGTCAAGCGGATGACCGAAGTGACGACCCGGCTCAACGAGCTGAAGGTCGAAGGTGAAAAGAACCAGGCCGAAGACCTTACGTCCAAGGGCCTGAAAGATGCCATGGACGGTGTCGATACCTGGCTCAATCAGGTGCCGGACTCCAATCGTCCGCCCCACATCTACGACGGCGACACGCAAAAGTCGCAGGTCAACCATCGCTATCGGCTTCACCCGCCGCATGTCAGTAACCCGAAATACAAGACGGGCGACATTCCGCCAGCCGTCGCCAAGGCGCTCCGTCAGGACGGCTACTCAGACAAGCTGATCGAGGCGCACACGTCTAAGGCGTACAACGACTCGGTCACGAATTACATTCGTTCGGGCGGTCAGATCGTCGAAGAGCTGACCTTTAAAGCCATGACCGAAGGCGGCGAGGGTGGCGTTCTCGTTCCCATGGAATGGGGCGAACTGATTACGCACCCGCCGATGGGCCCGGCGCTGGCCAGCCAGGTTACGAACGTGCCGTCCACGTCGCTGACGGTGCGGCACCCCCGCGTGCTCACCAATGACCCGAAGTACCCGGCGAGCCCTGTGGCGGTCGAGTGGGAAGGCGAGACCCCGGCTGCGCTTGCGGATCAAGGGTCGAACATCGACACCGACCAGGTGGACATCACGTGTCACCAGGTCATGGCTTCCGGTCAATTCTCGCTGTCGTTGCTCGAAGACAACGCCTACAACCTCAACAGCTACATTCCGCAGCTCTTCGACGAGACGCTCAGCGTCAATATCGAGTCCAAACTGATCTCCGGGACAGGCTCAGGCCAGCCGTGGGGCTTCCTGGAGCAGGACGGCAGCAGCAATTACCTGATTCCGATCCAGGCCGCCGCCGCTGTGGGCGCTATCGCCTACAACGACATGGTCAACCTGATGGTGAAGGTCTGGCAGCGTTACCGGGCGACCGGAACGTGGCTCATGAACTCGGTCACATGGGGCGAACTGGTCAAGATCAAGGACACCACCGGCAAGCCGATCTTCATGCCCGGCTTCGGCCAGGCTACGGCGATGCCCGGCGGCGGTACGGACTGGTCTGCGGGCACGTTCCTCGGGCGCCCGTACCTGATCAGCGAATTCGTCGACAGCCCCGGCGCGAACAAGCTCAGCCTGTTCTACGGCGATTTCCGCCAGGGGATCATTCGCCGAAACCGGATCGGATCGACGATCAAGATCCTCGACCAAACGGCATACAAGAAGGGCTGTCACGAATACGTTCTCCGGTCTCGTATCGGGGCTCGTCTCGTGCGCCCGCAGGCCATTGCCGGCCTGAAGCACCCGGCTTCGTAAGTTCGTTAGTTAGTTAAGCCTGCCGGGCGTTCCCGGCAGGCGTTATCCATCAGGTGCCGCATGGCCGTATCGCCCACGATCAAACTGCTTTACCCAGTGCTCGCATCCCTTCCGGACGCGACTCTGGAAGCTCGCGTTGACGTGGCGACGGAATGGGTCAAGCGGGCGCTGTCCCGCGACCTGAGCAGCGGAACGAAAACCGAGCGGATCTCGGGCCGGAACCACCCGACGATCTGGCTGCGAAACACGCCTGTCGTCTCGGTCGAGTCGATCACGGTCGACGGCCGCGAGCTGGCTGCCTCCGAATACGCATGGACCGCCGACGGCCGCGTTACGCGGGCTTGGAAGGGGTTCGTGCGGCACATGCCCGGCTGGAACCCGGGCGTCGAAAACATCGTCGTCGAGTTCGAGTCCGGCGGAATCCCACAGGTCATCCAGGACGACATCATCGGAGCCGTAACCGCGTGGTTCCTGGATTCCGCAGAGATCTCCAGCGTCGTCAGCAGCGAACGCATCGGGGATTACCAGTACGTCGCGAACACCGCGTTCGGGGCCAAGGTGCCGTCGTCGGTCATGTCGAAACTCATGCCGCACATGCGGAAGGTGTCGTGATGGCCAGAGATTACGAACTTACGTGGAACTCCAGGAAATACACCGATCGCGTCGCCTCGAACATGAAGCGGGCGATCGGGAAGTCGTGCGACATCGTCGCCACCGAGGCCAAACGTAACCTGTCGGTCTCGCCCGAATTCCCGGGCCAGCCGTCGGCACCGGGCAGCCCGCCGCACATGCAGGGCGGCTTGCTCCGCAGTCAAACCCTTTACGCCATCGAGCCGGACGGCATGTCCGGCAAGGTCGGCCCGCTCGACGAGCTTGAGTATGGACGCATCCAGGAGCTTGGCGGTCAGGCTGGAGCGGCGACGCTTCCGCCCCGGCCGTATCTCAAGCCCGCCCTGGACGCATGCGCCAGCCGCATCCAGAAGTTCATCAGGGACGCCATGAGGAGATCGACACGATGAGCCGGGGCATCCCTTCGCGGCTCCTGAACGCATCGGTCCAGATCCTCAGGGAATCCGATGTCGCCGGCTCGTTCGGCGAGTCGATCAAGTCGCTCGTCAAAGTCGGCGATCCGGTCCGCTGTCGCGTCGACAGCAAGTCGTTCACGCGAGACCGGCAGGACGGCGGCCTGATGGTCGCGACGACCTACTACAAGGTCTACGTCAACGACGCCCCGACCGTGCCCGTGGACGACAAGTTCTGGCTCAAGGTCACGACCGACAAGGGCCAGGTGCTCACGCTTCAGGCTCAGTCGCAGGGCGATCCCGGCATGATGCAGCATCACGCCGAAATCATGGCCGTCCAGCGCAACCCTGTTCCGCCCATCGTGGAGACGCCATGACTGTTCTGGTTCCCGAAAAACTGACCGAGTTCTGGGCAGCGATGCCCGGCGGCTATCCGCCGCTGCGGCTCTCGTACACCGAAAGCCTGCCGCTCCCGCAGGCGGTCTACGAATCGACCGGATTCGCAGGCATGTTCGACTCCAGCGGCTATGTCGAGCACGAGCACCGCTACGACATCTCGCTCATCGGCTCCGACCCGGCCGCCATCTACTCGCAGGGGCTGGAAGCCTCGCTGCTGCTGGACGCATTCGATCCGCCCGGAACGGAGTGGTGCAGGGCCACGCCGGCCAGGTGGGCCACACCGCTGAAGGCGGGCCAGCTCGACGTCTGGGTTTTCAAAGTTACGCTCGAAATTCGCATCGTTCCAGGCTGAGAAAGGGCTTAAGAATGGCTCACAAAGGGCTACCGCAGACATTCAAGGGGGGCACGGTCACGCTCACGCCGATCACGCTGGCGGGCGTTCCGGCCGTTGACCCCGATCCGATCCTCATCGTCAACGCTGGCGGCACGTCTGCAGACGACTCCGCGACCAGCGAGTCGAGCACGAACACCGAAGGCGTGCTCATCGCTTTCGGCAACTCGAAGACCAAGATCGATCTGACCGGGATCGTGTCGAAAGACACCGTTCCGTCTCCGTTCACCGCTCCGGACGCTTTCGGGCTCCGAGACGGCGACTTCGTGACGGCCGAGATCAAGGCCGGATCGTTCGAGCGCGAAGGCATCTTCGGCATCTCCAGTCTGCGTACGTCGCTCGATTCCGAAGAGCGGATGCATCTGGAAATGTCGCTTGTGTCGCACGGCCACCTCACCACCAAGACCAACAAGGTCATCACCGCAACCGCGTAATCGAGGACAGCATGTCGAACGTGTTTCAGCTTCACCAGCTTGGCGACGATTTCATCGAGATTCCGGATCGATCCGGAAAGGTCTGGCGATTCTCGCCGCTCACACTGGGGGGAAGGTCTCGCGTTTCGGCCATGATCCGCAATCGTGCGGTCGACCCTATGCAGACGTTCCACGAAGCCAGCCGGGGTGAGCCGCCGGGCGTCGTTGCGGAGATGTTTAAGGTAGCCGCAAGGCAGCGGGCGTTCTGGCCACCGAAGATCGAAGATCCGGAAGGGATCTGGCTGATCACGGAGACCCCCGACCTGTACGTCGAAGTCATTTTCGAAATGCTTCGCAGGCATCAGTCCGGCGTGACGCGAGAGGCGGCGGCCGTCATCGCCGACGAGTTCAATTCCATCAGCTTCTCCAAGCTGCTGATGTATGGGCTGTCGGGATTGAGGCCAGACGACCCAAACCTGTGGGCGCTGCCAAAGGGCCCGGAACCAATTGGCAGCAACTGAAGCGGGCTCTCGTTACTGAGTGTGGCATTCCTTACCACGAAATTGACGAGCTTACCCCGATCCAGATTCAGGCGTTACTTACGAAAGAGTCCGATCCCCCTGAGTTGCTTTCTCCAGCGACGCTCGACCGGTTGGAACAAGAGCTTAGGCAGATCCACGGCGTCCCTGAGTGACGCCAGAAAGTTATTGAAGTGGCAGCCCAGCGAAACCCCAGTACAGGCCGATTCATGGCGTCCGGATCTTCCGGTTCGGGCAGTGGTGGCGGATCTACGTCGTCCGGTGAGATCGGCAATCTCTACGTACGCATCGGCGCGAACCTGTCGAGCCTGCACGCGGGGCTCAATTCCGCGTTCGGCTCGGTCTCGTCGTTCGCCCGCAGCGTCGCGTCGTTCGCGATCGGCAACATTGTCGCCGGCGGGATCACCAGCGCGATTCGCGGGGTGTCCAACGGCATCGGAACAGCCCTTGCAGCAGGCTCCGACCTGAACGAAACGCTCTCGAAAACCGAAGTGCTGCTCGGTGCGAACGCGGCTGCAGCCTCTGATTTCGCGAAGTCGCTCGAAGCCAAGGGTATCGGCACGCAAGCCGAAGTCCTCGACTCGATGCTGAACACGGTCAACATGCTCCGCAACCAGGGTGTGGCGATGACGAAGTCGCTGGAAATGGCCAGGTTGCTCGAATCGCGCGTCGGCGACGTGGCCAGCCAGGACAACCGTGACCCCCGAATGATCCGCGAGAACCTCGCGTCGGCGATGGCTGGCGAGTTCGCCATCCTGCGGAAATACGGCGTCATGGCATCCGCCGAAGAACAACAGGGCAGCGGCCGGGGCGCAGCTCAATACGTCATCGAAAAGTTCCTCAAGCAGACCCAGCGGGCCGAAGGCGACTTCTCGCGGACGTCCATGGGGTACGCGAACTTGCAGCGCGCTGGCGACGTGCGTATGAACGCCGTCTCCGCCAGGATCGGCCAGGACCTCCAGATCGTCGGCCAGGCGTTCCAGTATTTTCGCGGCCGGTTTCTTTCGTCCATGCTCGCGCTCGCCGACTCCGGCGTATTCAAGACGCTCGGCGAATCGATCTATCGGATCATGGCGACACTCGGCGCTGCTCTTGAGGGCGCAGCGCCGACGATCGTCAACGGCCTGATCTACTGGGCCGAGTCGATCGCGACGTTCACCGCCAACACGGCTGGCGTGCTGATCAATGCCGCTGGCGTCTGGCAGGTGTTCCAGAACCGCATGACGGTCACGCTGCTCTCGATTGTCGACGGACTCTCTTACGTCGCCGAGAAGATCACTTTCGGGCTCGTCCGGCACCTGGACACGGCCGTCGAAAGGGCGGCTCTGATCGACCGCAATCAGGAGATCGCGAAACAGGTTCGCGCCGATCAGGAGGCGAACCGGCTGCGGATCGAAGACCTTCGCAAGCGGTTCCAGGACGGCGGCAACGGCACTCCCGGCATGGGCGCGCTCGACGCGATCCAGGGGGCCAGCGCTCAGGCCCGTATGACGTCGTCGTCGCTCGCCGACCTGCTCAAAGGCGTGATCGGCATCAAGCAAAGCCAGGAGCTTTCGACGCTCCAGAAGATCGAGCAGAACACCCGCCCGAAAGAGATCGGCGTCAAGTCGGTTACAGGCAAAACCACGCTGGCCGGAGACGCGGCCGTCAAGCCAGGCAAAGAAGTCGCCATCGGCGTCTTCGCCTGGGGAGGATTCGGAGCGTGAGCACGATCTTCCAGAAATGGGTTCCTGTCACGGATGGCTTCGGATACTCCGGCGACGGATCAGGGCTGACCTACACCGGCAAATGGTGGGCTCCTTACACCGCCGACACGCTCACCAAAGCCCGCGCGCTGATCGACTTCAAGGATCGCTTCAACGCGTCCGCTTCGGCGACAGACGTAACGCCCGATCCGGCGTATCCCTACAAGCGGCAGATCGAGCACAGTCTGATCCCGATGCTGACCGCTCAGCGGATGAAGATCGCGCCATCGAGCGACTTCGCCCCGAACGTGATGGATACGGTCAGCGGCACGTCGGCCGACGGGCTCTGGATCGACGACGCCCACGCCTCGAACATCATCGAAAACGCCGACACATGCATGGTCCATGTCGAATGGATGATCCGCCCGGTCAATACCTGGGGCGTCAACTGCGCGTACATGTCGGTCAACGGCACGGCTGAATTTCTGGAAATGGACGCCGTACAGGTCGGTTACTGCATGCAGGATACACGGACCGGCACAGGATTCCCCAAGGACACGCCCGGCCAGGAAGGCATCTCAGTCGTCACGGGGGCGACTCCATATCCGACGCCCGCCGACATTTACGTAGAGCTTCAGCCGCTCGCGAAAGGCCATCCGCTCGTCGAACCTCGCGACGTCATCACGATCGAGTACCCGTGGGTGGACGCCTCGCTCGTCAACCACCAGCAAATGCGGCGACTACGAGGGGCCGTCAATTACTACGACATTTCGATCTACCAGGCGGGAACGCTGCTTTACGAGGGATCTGACGTCGACCCCGTGGTGTCTCCGCTCGGTTACCCCGGGTATCGGGTCGTGCATCATTTCGTCGCGAAGAACAGGGATTACAACCTCGTTCCGGTGATGCCGAAGCAAGTTCCGGCAGGCTCCGTGACGTGGCGTCACCTGGCCTGGGGCTGGGCGACCATGCGGCCGCCGATGGTGCGATCCGAAGGCGGAACCGGGTATCAGCCAGGCGGCCAGGACTATCCGTCGCTCCCGCTGGACAACAAGTATTCCAGCGACCAGAACCGCATCTACCGATACGGCATCTTCTGGGACGGCACCCCTAATTCGCTTTTCTTCTACGGATTCGCGCCCGGCGCTCCCGAGGCGGACCCGCCCGTCAATCCGTTCCCGTTCTGAGTGTGACCGATGTCCGAAATCGCCTACACAAAAACGATCTTCGCTGGTCCGGGGCTGAAAAACGCCGCCGGTCAGCGCGTTTCGTTCCGGTGGGCAGGGCTTGCTCTTGCTCCATCGTACGGAACGATTCCAGAATCCCTCGATTCGATCCTCAACGGGGCGATCACGACCGAGGAAACGTCCGATACGGCCACGTTCCCTACGACCGCTTACAACGGTTTCGCGGGATCTTATAGCGAAAACGCTGTCGTTCGCGGCGTGATCGAAGGCTATCTGCAGCCGAAGTCGGTCCAGCCGACAGCGACAGGCCCGATCTTCCCCCGCACGATCCAGCTTTATTTCCTCAAAATTCTCGTCGGCACCATGTATCACGCAGCCTTCGTGCGGCTCCAGTCGATCGCTGAAGGCTCAACGGCCGACGACACGTGCTATGTCGTGCTCCGTTACCAGGTCGCTGGCGTCCCGCTGGCTCTTCAGTCGGAATTCGTGAGGGGTGGCGAACAGCCGCCGCTGACCTGATGGCCAAGTCACGCCCCAGCTTTACCGGCTCCGGAATTCAGGGCATCGCGACATCGCAGGGGATCGCGCTTCACAAGTTCGACGCCTCGCGATTCCCGATCGAGATCACGGAAAAGGTCGATTCGACCGATCCGGACGTCCCTAATAAGTACGCCTGGACTCTTGTCGCGCGCCAATGGTCGGGCGTCTGGGCGAAGACGAACATGAAAGGTGCGCCCGGCTACGATCCGGCCTACGAAATCAATGA